TGACTGCTAATATAATCAATGATGTTGTTCTTGATACACCATTTGATGAAATTCAATTGCGCTAATGTTGTTTGAATTTCATGACCTGTTCCCGGAACAATATAAGGAAACTTCGTAGACCTACAAAATGGATCGAATAGTTTCTTACTGTACCCATCCAGACTCGACTTATATGCGCAGTGAACAGTGAACAGCTTTCCATCAGTTGTCGTGTACGTTGTGTTATTTTTCTTGGCATAGTTCGTGATGAACCATTCCAAATTTCTCAATGAAATTCCAGATGTTTTGTCTAAAATGTTTAAAAGTTTAGTTCTATTCTTCTCTTCGTTATAAAAGTTGTTAATTGATGTTAGTAGAATATCGGTTTTACTCATTATTAAACATTGTATTTATATCTCTAAATACATTTGGGTGAATACATGCCGGACAATCGGGAACGAAAAGTTCATCACTCCCATGTGTATGGGTATTTATACTCGTAAGATCCCTGTGCTTAATTTTAGTACCCTGTGATATATGTTTGCCACAATATCCATTGTGAAGACCCTTATGTGTACAACGATGGCCATTTGACTTTGTTCCTTTACACACGGATCCAGTATAATTTTCGGGTACGTCTCTCAATAATAGATCGAGAGGTATACCATGTTTCTTTGAAATGATTTCGGCATAATCACTTATGATTTCATTGACTCGTGTTTTCAATTCTTCATCAAACACCGTGATAAGTTTATCATAGGAACTCATTGCTTACTTCTATCTTGATCGTATTTTTTAAATAACTCTTCAACCGAATTTTGTTTTTCTGTGTCGTTTTTTAACCTCAATTTCAAATCGGTTATTTTTCCTGTCGTGTCCAAGTTTCTCTTTTTACACTCTTCCACGAGTTGTTCTTTTTTCATACCACTAAACCCAGGTTCCCTTTTCTTCTTAGGTGGTGCGTGTTGAGTAATAATTTCACCGAATATTTCCTCCTTTGTGTTTGTAAATAACGGATCGAGTAAATCACACACAGGATTCAGGAATTTATTGACAAAGTAGTAGTGATAATCTACCGGTACATCATTTTCTTCGACGTATTTCGGATCTTCAGATTTTTCAAATGCACGAGCCTTTGGATCACCCGTTTTTGTGAGTAGATATGGGACCCGGTCACCCGATTGTGGCTCCGAGCCAGGTTTCCTATCACGCATCTTATTGACAACCTGAACATGTGCTTGATTGATGTATATACTATCGGGGCTCGTTATTGAGACATTTTGCCCCTTCACCTTATACGAATCCGAAAGAGATTGACTCAAGATCAGCTTATCATTGTGTATGTCACCAGATAAGAGTTCTATGGCACGTTCTCTCGCGAGTTCGAGTGGTGGACCAGGGTCACTCGAGGTGAGAACTACATCTAAAAGCTCCTTGCAAACCTCTCGAACATGGGGTGTATTATCTCGGCGAACAACCTGAAGACCCTTAATATCTATGTAATCCATATGCATATTTCCATCCTTACCCTGTGTCCAAAGTTTCGCGGCGTACCTCTTCTTCGAGTACAAGAAATATGGCCAGTAGACCTTCTCAAGTTCTAGGTTATTGGGCTTTTTGAAGAGGGCGCTACATTCTGTCGCCGCCCTTTCACCAATCTCCCAACTGTATTTTACAGCTTCTTCGCCTGTCCTGTCACCCACATCAAACTCAACCATCACAGAATCTGTGTCACCATACCGTACCTTCGCACCCGGAAAGTTCTTTTCAACATACGTCTTTGTCTCTTCGATCATCTCACGGCCTCTACATGTCGTCGTAGATGCGATAGGAACACATGGAAGAATACCTTTACCCGCACCAGTAAATCCATACACTGAGTTCATACTAATTTTGTATGCCAACTGCTTACCGTTATAGACTTCTTTCATCGCGCCAGTTGCGGCAGCCATATCTCTCTTTGCCTTTTTACGAAACTGTTTAAGCTCCAATAGAATGGCTGGTAAAAGACTTGGAACATTCTGCGCAAATTTATAAGTCCTGTTACCAATGTTAAACGTCTCGTATGTAACACCAGGAATATTCCCATAGTCCTTCTCATTCATAACATAGGAAGAGTAACAGAGATTATGGGCCATCATGATACTAGGATACAGTGCCTCAAAATCCAGTGCTGTGATGGGTGTATAATAGGCTCCTTTTTGAGCGTCAAGTACAGTTGCACCTTCGTAGGGTTCTTCGGGCATAGCACCCCATCTAATCGTTGGCACCATAAATCCTAGTTCTCGAGCCTTTTTAGTCAACTGACTAAAAACCTTAATCTGTTGCCCACGCTCTACGAGGAAACATAGAGGTACCCACGTCGCCTTAGCCATCTCTAACAAGTTCAAAAGAATACACATCTTCTTCATGAGTTTATGCGGAAGTAAAGTATCCTTAATACAATAGTCTGCGACTTCACCAAGTTTTTTTGGATCTTCTTCTATAAATCGAGCAAACATTTCTTTTGGTGGCATGTCAATCTTTTGATCCCCAAGGTACAATTTAGATACGTTATTTAGACTGTACGAATCAAGTTTATATCCCTTCTTCACTTCATGGAATAAATCGAAAACAAACCGACCGGACATTGGAAGAAGTTTCAATGTATTATCACCCAAAGCACTCGAACTCAATTTTTTAATTGAAATCTCGCAAATCTGATCCTTCAATTTCCCAAGCCTGAAAAAGTTGGGGTTACATCCCAGTAAATGTGCGCGTGTGTGAATATAGTTGAAATCGAAACCGAAGACGTTCCATCCCGTGATGATATCAATATCCTTTTTTTGCATGTATTTTTGAAAAGCTTCGAGCATTTCCTTCTCTGTATCAAAACTCACAACATCGTCACCTTCTGTTTTTTTGTAGCATAGACAAACCTTCTCATACGGTTCATCTTCACCAAATTTACAAAGTGAAACTGCAATCTGAAAACATGCGTCACCCATGATGGCTGGATCAGGGAATTTACCAGTGGAACTGTTACACTCAATATCGAATGATGCAACTACGAATGGGGCGATGTCATCTCGCTCGACGGGTTTGAGTGTATTCCACTTATTGCAAAATAAATCGATATCTACATTCGCGAGATGTGAACGAATGCACTGATCACCCGTGTCGAGCCAGCCAGTAGATTGGATACCGGTTCTATGCATCAGGCGAAGTACGGGATCTAGGTTTGATTCATACACTTTCAATTTTACCATCCCAGATGAAATGCTCAATGTGTTTTTTAGAAAGTAATCAACTCGTCGTCTCATAGCTAGATTTACGAAATCGATTTTCATGTACGCAAACTCTTCACTATTCTGAAACCCCCAAACATCTTTAGCTTTCATGATTGAATATGATACGAGACATTCAGGACATTTTCTATTTAGGACGTCGAATATTTCCTGCGCCGTCTTTTGTGTAGCACCTTTGGGAAACTTAACGAAAAAGTACGGGGTAAATGCAGTAGTAACACAAACTGATTTACCTTCCTGAGTTTTCCCAAATATACTCACTAAATGTTCATCATCAACATCTCTGGCTTCCCAAGTCAACGCTTGAAAAATCACCATCGCTTATGTATATCTTGAGCGAAAATTTTAATATCGTTTATTAATAAATGTCAGCCGCTTTAATAGAGCTTGTGTCTGTAGGTGCCCAGGATGTATTCATCACTGGAAATCCCGAGGTTTCGTTTTTTAGACAAAACTATAAACGCCATACTAACTTCGCAATGAAGCCCGAGCGTATGGATTACATCGGTACCTTCGGTGCCAATAACGAGATTACCATTCCTATCCGTTCGAAGGGTGACCTCATGAGTTACATCTGGATCGAGGATACTAACATCGCCAATATCCAAACCAACTCTAACGGCCTGTTCTCCGCGGATGCGGCGGGTCCTACTGAATTCAGCCTGTGGATCGGTGGTCAGAAGGTGTCTCAACTCGACTCCCTTTTCATCCAAGGTGTACACAACCCCCTTCTCCGTGATTCTGCGGCGAAGGCTTCGTGCGCCATCACAACCAATAACAAGAAGGCGAACCACGGCGGTGATCACTACATGATTCCATTCTTCTTCGGTGAAGACTGGACCAAGTGTCTTCCATTGGTAGCCCTCCAATATCACGATGTGGAGATTCGCATCAAGTGCCGTGACGGTTACACACCAGC